GGTCATGGCCTCCATAGTGATGGCGGGTCCTCCTTGTGGGGTGCCCTGCCACGGGGCGGGAGCATCGCGGAAAAAGGCTAGTTTTTGCATTTTTATTCGTTATCACCACCAATGCAATATATTGATATGACTTGATGTTTTATTTTTCGGTGTCGATTTCGATTGTTTTTTGTTCATCACTGACGCATAACGCCCACCAGCGCAACGCTGAAAGCCAGTCAGTAAACTGGCTTCGGTCATTGTGCACTACGTTACTTGTCTTTATCCGGCTGAAACTTATCAGGCACATTTCCGGTAGTTTCCATCAGATAATCGGACAGCATTCGCGGGATGTTTTCATCAAGTTTTGTGCATGCGTTACAGGCTCTGACAACTTCTTTTTTCAGGCCATCCAGCATGGCGGGGGTCATCTGTGGGAAGCTCCTTTGCATAGTAAGCGGGAGGCTGTCCATGATTGATGAAATCTGACTCGCCAGTTTTGAAAGCGCGTACATGCAAAACTCTGTATCAATCACGTCACCGCGATCGCGCTCGTTTTTAAGTTCCTGCGCCTCCGCCTGTGCTGTCAGTAATCTGATCCTGACTCGTAAAAGTTCATCATCGTCAATCTCGCCTTTGTCGTTTGTAATCTGGCTGATTGCATTGTTAACCCGATTATCTATTACACTGGCGACATCATAAAACGTCTCACGGCCCTTACGCTCGACGGGAATCACTCCCCACTTATCGAACGCAGTGGCGCTTACTCGGCAGCTTTTCGCCATGTTTTTTTTATTCATCAGGTGCGATTTCATCAATACCCCCACTTAATTAATGCTTCAGGTTGGTGTGTTGGTGTTATCTTTCCATTTTTATTCATAGAGATAGAGCGAACAACAAAACCACCACCACCAACCCGAAAAGGCTCATAAATAGCGAAAATCCGCAAGGTCGACGCCCCGTAACGGGTCCACATGCCGGAAAGGACCCATAAAAAATAAAGCCGGACTACTCCGGCTTCGTCTCTTCATGTGGTCAGGGTTTTATGCTTTCCGTACGCCCGAGGAACTGGCATTTTTCAGAATAATATTATGCCCTGCTGGTGGCTTACCGTTATGCTTATTTTCTGCCTTCATGTTTCTGCGCTCCTGCTGTTTTTTCTTCATCTCATCCAGTCGCTTCCCCGCGTTCAACTGGTGCTCCTGTGTCACCTCCCCGCACGGATGGCCTTTCAGGTCGTAACGCACGCCACCAGCCATCAGGGAACGGTAATATCGCACTGAACTGACATAATACGCCAGCGTTGCGCGAAGCGCTCCCTGACCTAATGAAATACCTCTCGCAGTAATATCCTCCATCAGGTCATCAAATATGCCAACCTTAAGCGGTCTGGGCGATTCCTGGCTGAAAAGTTCAGGCCAGAGCACGGCAAGGCGTTCAACGCGTCTGATATTTTTTTTCCGGCTCTTTTCTGATTTGCGTTTTGCTGCCGTCTTCTGTTGTGTTTTCTGCTCGCGGCTCTGCTTTTGCGCTGGTGTGGTTTTATCCGGCTGTTCAGCCTCCTGCGTCTTTTTCTGCGGTGTGCCGTATATGCCTTTTGGTTTTCGGTTAATGGTCAGCTTTGTCATGTTCTCCCCCTTTGTGCTGTTCCACCAGCGGCATCTGCTACCCCGTGTCGCTCCCGCTGGTGTCGTGTTTCCCCGCCTGTTAATAACCGTCATCATTTACGTTATCAGGGTAATCACGCCATATTTCATCAGTAAGCGACGGTAGCCCCATCTGTTGTATTGTCCTGTCTGCGGCCCTTCTGACTGCGTGAACATCATAACGGTTTTCAGGTATCGGGCGCTTTGCCTTCCTGATACATTCCCTTGCTCTCATTGCCGCAAGTTCTCTGTGCCTGTCTTCCTGAAGAGTAATCATCACATCCTGCCACCTTCTGGCAGCCCGTCGCCACAGTCCCCTGCTCTCGAGTTCTTCTGCTGTCGCGTCGCTTATTGTCCGGTTCTTCGGTGTGCTGTTGTTCATGTTGCTCCCCGCCTGATTCAGAAGGGTATATCATCTCCGTAGGGGTCATCGCCTCCCGCTGGTGGCTTATTCCCCTGTGCGCCTGTGGTTTTGCGTGTTTTTCTGCCCGGTCGCACTGTCCGCGCACTGATTACGCTGTCTGCGATAACCTGCCAGCCCTGCCGCGTTTCCCCGTTCTGTCCGGTCCACTGGCTCACCTGCATGTTACCCGCCACGCTCAGGAGTTCACCCTTGCGGTGCTTTGCCAGTGCTTCGGCCTGTCTGCCAAACGCCAGCACAGATAACCACATCGTCGCCGTTCCGTCATCTGCCTGGCTGCACGGAAGGGGGACCGCCATACTCGCCATCGCCATTTGTGTCCCCTTGCTGGTGGTCTTTAACTGCGGGTCAGCCACCAGCCGCCCGTAAGCCGCTATCTGTGCTGTCATGCTGTATGCTCTCCGGTTTTAACGTTGATGGTTGTCACCTGTTCCGCTCCGGCAATCTCCCGTTCTGTCAGCGTGGCAAAATTTGCCGCTACCGTTGTCATGAATGCGCTTATCAGTTCGGGATGTGCTTTCGCGTATCCTTCTCCCGCGCTGCGGTCGATAATTTTTATCGCCACCCTCAGCCAGTGCTCTGTAAGGTCAATGGCGCGGTTATGTGGTTTCTTCTGATTATTAAGTTTTCCTGATGTGTGCATTTTTATTTTTACCCCCTCGTTTAAAAAGTTTTGTGTTGTGGTGCACCTCCTCTACCTCTCTACACAATCATCTTTCAGGTCAGTAATGGCGCGGCTTTCAGCGGGGTAGAGGGCTTTTTTGGCCCTCTACCTGCCATCTACCACCCCCTCACAAATGCCCTGAATTATGGTAGAGGGTGTAGAGGGCTTTTAAGTACCTTCTACCTGCCATCTACCCAATCTATCAACATGAAATATATGTAATTATTTTCTTAAGGTAGAAGGGGTAGAGGGCTTTTGTCTAAAACTATAAAAACGCGTCGCAGTCGTCTGTTGTTGTCACGTTGGTTTGCGTAACCCCTTTAATCCTGCGCGTTATATATTCATGTCCGTAAACTTTCGCCGCTGGCTTCATGGCCTTGCTGAACTCAGCCACGTTCAGCGGTTTGCTCCTGCCTGCATACGCCATAAACGCCAGATAGACGCGGTAAAGGCTGTTTCTGGTCGTGTACTTCACGGAATCGCCACCGCCACCCATCATCAGGCCACGTGCTTCCTCCAGAAAATTCAGGAACTGGCAAAACTCAATAACCGGATCCGTTTGCTGCTTTATCGCCAGTGCTTCATCACCGTCACGCTGTTCCAGTAGTAAAGCCCGCGCCTTTTCAGGGTCTGCAAAGTTCGCCAGTAATCGGCGGATAATGACGGGGATTTCAGCCGCAATCCTTTCCGGTAGCTCCCTGTCTTTTTCAGCCTCACTGACGATATTGTCGAAACGAAAAATCACGCGACGACGTGCCACACCTCCGGCCCGTTCGGTGAATATCATCGGGTTATTGTTGGTCGCCAGCACCACCGCCCTGATTACAGCCGTGAAACGCTTTTCGTATTTCGGGTTAATTTCCACGGGGTCACCGCCCGTGATTTTCTTGATGCCCGTTCCTTCGCCTGTATATTTCGGCTGGTCTGCCAGGACGATAAGACGACTCCCGACAACCTGCGCACGCCCACCAGCATCATCAAGCGATGTCATCTCAGCGCTTACCGTGTTCTGTTTCCCTGCCAGAAGGCTGGCTATGTGCGTGAATGTACTTTTACCGCTCCCGCCGTCTCCGGTGGCCTCAATAAACATCTGCCAGTCGTACCGGTTCGCCATAATCATGTACAGCGCGGCACATATACGCATCATCTTGCGCGGGTCTTTTCCGGCTGCGTGCTCAAGCCATTTATGAAAGTTTGGCGCGTTATCGCGGATGTTCTCCCCAGGTGCTGGTGGCGTGTACTCAATGCCATTGTGCGTGGTGATCCAGTTCTCCGGCGTGTGCGGGGAAAATTCCCCCGTTTTCAGGTCAAGCGCACCATTGGCGAACGGCAGCAAATCGCCGGACGGCTCGCCCATTGGTTCGGCAATAACTTTTAACGCTTCCACGGCGTTATTGATTACGCGCTTGCTGAAAGTGGCCCTGTGCTCTGAATAGATCGCCACCATTTCGCGGCTCAGTTCCATTGTGCTGACCGGACACCATACCCCGCCGCGCCATACGTGAACGATTTCACTTTCCGGATGCACACAAACGCCATCAAATCGACCAGCAAGCATCTGTGCGCGCTCACTGTCTGCCATTTGTGCCAGTTGCGTATTTTTCTGCTCCGGCATGGTAAGCCCTGCAGCAATATTTTCACGCTCAGCATTCAGATAACGCCGCCAGTTTTCACACTTCTGACCGTGCATTCCTTCGGGGTAAAAATTTGCGTCCTGTACGCCAGCCGCCGCCAGCTTCTGACCAATCGCCTTTATCATTACTGGCGCAAGATATCCGGCCCTGAATATACGCACGGATTTTCTGCCTTCCGGCACAATTTGCAGCTTATCCAGTTCGGATAACTGCTGCTCCCCAAGCCACACAGGAGGCTCATTATCTCCGGCCATACGCGCGTCATGTTCCTGCCATTGTTTCGCGTGTGCCCAGGCATCACTACCCGCAAAAATAATGACTTCAGTTCCTTTGTGTTTTATGCCGCGTGACTGCAGTTTTACGTTCGGTGCCAGTTTCATTTTTTACCCCTGAATCCGTTAATCATGGTTTTCATCTTCTGAATATTGGCGCGTGCTTTCTCCCTGCTGGTGGGCACGTTACGCGGTACGGCCTGCACAAGAGAAAAATCACGCACAAACTGATAAACAGGCATCACGCAATCATATTCGTAACCTTCATGGCGGTAGGTGATGCGCCGTTCTGCCACGCCTTTAATCGTTACCGTACCGCCGTAGTTATCACGGAAAATATAGCCGGGACGGATTTCAGGCCGAGCGAGGCCGCTGGCAGTAAAGCCAGAATTTTTCTTTTTCATGGTTTTATTTTCCTGTCAGTGATTCCGGCTTTATTCCGGCGCGAATACAGGCTTCAGAAAAAAAGCCAGAGAACCAATAACCTCATTATTTCTAAGGCGGCATTGCGATTTCACTTTCCCTTTATCCAGAAATATCAAAACGCGCCCCGTATAATCAGATGGCACATTAAGCACTACAGGTAAGTGCGCTTCATGATTATTCATGGCTAACCACCTCCTGGAATTTTCTTCTGTAACGCGCCTCTGCCACATATTCAGCATAGTCCGACGCAATATTGAGAATATCGCTACCCGTTCCTGAATGTTCGGCGGTTTCCAGTAAAAAACATGCAGCTTTTACCATGTCAGCAACACATAACAGCGCAATATCTGTATCTTCCGGTGTGCCATCAAATTCCTGTTTCAGGGCATTAAAACGATCATCACGCATAACCCCATATTCACAATCAGCAATCAGGATGGCTTTGGCCTCATTCAGTGCCATATCAGCGGTAAGCTGTGCGTAGGCCAGCAAATGCGGGATTATTGCCCCTGTATATTCCGGCTCTCTGATAATGTGGTCGGATGTGTTGATTAAATAGTTTGTGCGAAAAATGCACCTGTAACCATCAGTTAACAACGGATATACAGGGGGGACCATGAATGATAAGGGGGTGCCGTTTGATGTGCTCCTGCAAAAGCTGAATGCTGCACGCGCCGCAAGGGAACGTGAGCGCATGAGTAATAACCCTGTCCCCTCCTGAATTACCTCGCCCTGAACATTTTCCGCTTGAGGATTTCATCAGGGGACGAATCCGAACAAAACGATAACCGCCGCCGTGATATGAGGCATCACGACGCAATGCATTACAGGTGAGCACCATGAACAAATCCATATTATCCCCCACAGTTCTGGACGTAAACACAAAGCAGCGACAGATATTATTACGCGCCGTCATTAAAGCCAGACACGAGAAATTAAACCAAATCTTAAGATAAGATACGCCGCTACCGCTGTAAGTCTTCATCAGAAACAGAAAACGCCAGAGCAGATGAGCACGGAGGTAACTCTTTATGAAAATAAACGAATCAGGGGAAATTACCGAAGCCAGCGTGGTACGCCAGCGGAGGCGGGAACGACGGGTACGGCCCCCCGCGCCATCCGATAATTTCCCGCTTGAGCGCTTCATCAGTGAACGGCCCCGCATACGCTGGAACGGCACAACCCCATACCCCGAGGAGAGACAGACAAAAAACAAACAGCGATGATGAAATCTGGAGGCCAATACCATCACCCAGCCAGTCGGGGATTGCTGGCGGGCTTCCTGTTCGCTGGTGGCCCCGATGGTAATAACGCGTGGTTGTGCTGTGCTCAGGGCGATAAAACGCCAGATGTATTTATTCAGGTTGTGCGGGTCCCGCCCTTGCGGGTGTGTGGTATGATTTAACATAGCTACCTCGATACGCTTTCTATCGTTGGTGGTTAGAAGCCCCGTTACTGCTCCAACAGTGCGGGGTTTCGTCGTTTCTGCACCTTTCATCAACAAGGTGTTGAACACCAATTTAAGCCTAGGTGTTAAACACGCCAAGTGTTGAACACTTATTTTTTTTCCTGCATACTGCATTTGTTTTTTGTAAGGGGTACACAACATGGCGACAAAAGCAGTAAACGCAAAATCACAAACAGTTGCGGCAAGGGTTCCGCATGAAGTTATGAACAATGTTGAGGCGGTAAAAATGCCTGGTGAAAGTACAGGGCAGTTTGTAACAGCAGCATTAAAGCGAGAAGTTGAATACCGCCAGCGCCGCAAGGCCAAAGAATCAGAATAATCACTATCAGCGCCGTGGTGTGAGGTACTGCGGCGCATTGTTTTAAAGGTAATAATTATGAATAACCAGGAACTACAAAATAAAGCATTATCAATTATCATGCGCCAGCGTGAGAAAACCCGCAGGGAAATAAATAAGGCATTAACCCGCACTGAAAATCTTAAAGTTCCTGATAAGTTCGCCCTTGATCCTTTTGTCGAGAAATACCCTCGGCGCTTAAAAGCAAACAAAAACCGCCCACCTGGCTGACAATCCACCAGCAAGCCACCACACTGGACACATTGCCCACCAGCCAGCAAATCGCTATGATGTTCGGGCTTATGTTTAGTGTTTTCCCATTGGCGACCGCCCCCGGTCGCCTTTGTTTTATGTGTCATATACTCCCCTTTACGCTGCCTTGCCTGAATTAATGCGATCCCGGCTTTTAACCCATTCCATAACCTCGGACAGCAGCCAACCTACAGAACGCCCACCAAGATTACGGCGAGACGGAAAGCTCCCTTTTTTCTCCAGTTCGTAGCGTGTAGTGCGACACACTCCAGTTAACTTACGACATTCATCCTCACGGATTACGCGATCTTCATTTATTTCACGCATACAAAAACCTACATAAAAATTACGTATATAAACTTTTCTCTTAGCTGTAGATATATGAGATCGGATATTACTTAGATTCTTTTTCACCTCTTAAATTAAAAACACAACCATGCTAAAGGCTTTGTTCGCTAAGGTTCGTAGAAGCTCGTTAGTGTTTAAAATCGTGTCACGAGTTTTTAAGCGACGCAACAAAAAATGTCGTCATTTGGCATGTCACCTGAATTACCTCATTAAAAACAAATAGATAAACCATCAGATGTTGGAACAATCAAGAAACAGAGAATAAGAACTCAGAAGAAGACATTTCAATTTTTTTCGATAGTTGACACATATAAAGAGAAGATATTTGCAGATATTCCCCGATATTCTAAGATCTATTCACGGCTGTAATCTCTTAAAGAAAAAACAGCCGTAATTTGTCAAGAATTTTGGGGGTAAATTCGCGGGGTCATAACAACGATTTTTTCATCATTGTTCTGGAGAAGCTCGAGACGGTCTACCCATAGATTAAGAGCGTCACGCTTTGCATCGAGATAACGGGAGTGGTTATAGACGCGTTGCATTCCTGGCATCTGGTGGGCAGTAAGCTGTTCGACAATATGCGGATCCACGCCTAAATCGTTCAGCATGGTTGTAAATGTGTGCCGGATGTCGTGCAACGACCAGGGGGCTTGATTAATGCGTCTGTGTGCCGTTCTTCCGTACTCTGCTACGGATGATTGCCCTTTCAGTTCTCCAAGCAATAAGCCCGTGTGCCTGTTCTGCTCCACCAGCTTCATGACGAACGGCAAGATCGCTTCCGGTATTGGCCTGAATATTGCTACCTTCGTTTTGCTGTGTTCTTTCGGCACAGTCCAGAGCATTTCTTTAAAATCCCATTCCCGAACCTCGGAGCGTCTTAGCTCAGTGGTACGGCATCCGAAGACAATCAGAAGGCGAATTAAAGCGCTGTAGTACGGCGGGAAAATTTTTTCATCCAGTGCGCGGAGTAGCTCGCCAAGCTCCTTGTTTGTTAGCACTCGCTCGCTTATTTCTGCTTTTTTTCCCACATCACCTACGACCATATCATCAAGAACGTTACTGACGGCGTAGCGACGTTTACGGCAGTACTTAAGCGCCTGTTTGCATACCTGCAACAAAAAGCCGGCTGATACCGGATTACGCTTAGCAAGCTGGTCAAAACAGGCCAGCCAGTGGCGTAGCTCGCATTTATCCAGCGGCATAGCACCAATCTGGCTGATTATGTGCTTATTGATACGGCTTTTCAGTGATTCGTGGTCAGTGCGCTTTTCCTTCGCATACGACTCAAGCCAGTAAGTGAGCGCGTCCTTAACCGTCACGGGGGCTAACGCTTCCTGCACTGTGTGATTAAGCTCATGGCGTGGATTTTTCCCCTCCGCCAGCCAGGCGCGACACTGTGCCGCTTTTTCCCTGGCTGCTTTCAGGCTCAGATCGGGATAGTTGCCCAGTCTCAGGCGTTCCGGTGATACCTGCCTGCCAGTTCCGGCCCTGTAAGTGAAATACCAGGTTAACAGGCCGCTGGTGGAATGTCTTACGCTAAGATTGCCACCGTCATTAAAAAAGGCGTTTTTTGTGGTTGGTGATCCGCTTAATTTTCGTAAAAGAGTGTCGCTAAGTCTATGAATTGCGCTGCTCAT